GGTTCACCGCAACACGATAGTCGCCAATGGTAAACTGATGAAACTGAACCACGTTTTTTGGATGATCATCGATAAGCACACACCCTATCCCGAAAGCCCCAAGTTCCTCATACACACCATGTATCATATTATAAAGATTAGACTTTTTAAATATAGACGACAGGCTTCTTTCGGCTGAGTCCATCCAGTTTCTATAAGGGCCGTACTTATTCATGTCCTGGTCTTCAAGCCCTAACTGTATCCATGGCCTTGCCGGAGATGATAAGCCGCCGTGTAAGCCTGCGCCTAAAATCACCAAGGCTTGCGCCGGTGTCGGATCAATCAGCTTATAACCCTTCTTAATATCCCTGTACGGATGATAGCCTTGATCAACAAACCTGCCTCTACCAACAGCTATAAATTGTGATATCTCTTGGTGAATAGCCTTGTGCTCGGAGTATTGCTTATCAAGAAACTTATGCTTTTTCTGTAGCTGTGCGTTTAGCTTCGATGGTTGACCGTCTGTTATCGCAAGTACGTTTGTGCTTGTTGCCATGGTTTATCCCTATCGCAATAAAAAAGGACAAGTGGTGAGTGAGCACTCACTTGCCCTTCTTATTGCTTGGTAATTCCCTCTGGCCGGAGGGAAGCTAATTATATATTATGCTCCTAACAAAGTCTTTTTCTGCGTCGTTAATGTTCCCCTCGCCCCGGTAAAGCCCTGTAAGTTTCCAGTGTATCTTTTCCCCATGTATTTTTTACGTCTTGTTATATCGGTTTCAGGCTGAACAAACCTTGAGCCTGTTTTCTGCCACCTTCCGTAATCGTCAAGAAGACCTTCCACATAATCACGTGCTACATCCGGTCCTACCATTTGCTCACCTATGACGGTAGGATCGCCTTTTTTTTTCTGCTGTTCCAGAAATTCCTTGCTTCCGGGCGCTGTTCCTGTCCCGTACACAAGGTCATATCTTGGGCCTCTCGCATAGTCCACTGTATGTAAGACCTGCAACTCAAAGGTTGTAAACTCTTTCGTTACTGCCGGATGAGGCTTTTTCGGTTTTGTATTGTCTTTTTTATTTATAGCTGATATACTGCCTAAGTTTGCCATTATGCCCCCAATACCGGGCCAACAGTTGTTCCCGGTCCCGTTACTCCAGACATCCCGGTGATGAGTGACGGGGGAAGACCTGTACCCCTCTTTCTCAATCTTTCAAGACGCTCTTTCTCGATATTTGCAAGTCTTTGTTTTTCGGCATTGGCCTCTGCCGTTGCTTTGGCTATCTGTGCCCTTTGTTCCCTTCTGGCCTTTGCAGCTTCCTGGTTTTGTTTTTGCCCTGTATAAATCGTACCGCCTGCGCCTATAATTGCTGCACCTGCTGACCATAATGCTGCGTTTGTCATATTTCCATCCTTGCAACCAGAACCCTTTCCGGTTCGCTAAATAATAACATTTTTATCATTTTACGCCACTTTGCATCCTCTGAGTGTACAGCGATAACCTCTGCAACTCCCAGATCTCTCAGACCCGAAACCACGGTTGAAAAATATGCCGTCTTGAAAGCTTTAAGAACTCCAACCGTTGCCTTTTCCGTAATACCGTGTAATAAACACGTTTTGCCGATGATCCCAAGCGCAAGACGAGCAATAACGTTGCTGCCGCTATAAACATCAACATAACGATAATCCATGTCTTTATATTGTTTAAAGCAGTCAGGAACTTCATGTATTTCTTTTGTAATGATGCTGTCAAATATTCCCCCAGATGTTGTATTCTGTTTTTGCTCTGTCTTCGTATTCACTGTCCAACCTCCTCGTTGTCCATTGTTGTGTTAATTCTTTTGCCTTTGTCACAATTTCTGGTTCTGACATTCTCGGATATTCTTGCTTCATTAGTTTATAGTATCGATTATATATGATTTTTTCTACCTTAGTCATATATTCGCCCACATATCATACTCAGTCTTTGCCATATCGGTAAACTGTGAATGATGTATCTGTGTTGCCGTCATTGGAAACTCTGCGCCAAGCTCAGGGTCAAGGATTCTTGCAAAGCAATCAAGTATATCGTCATGGCTGCCGACCGGGAACGTTAAAAGCTCGTCAAATTTAAGCTCTGCGGTTAAATCCCTTTGATTTTTCTCATAATCAAGAAATGGACATTCTAACGGTAAATATATTCTCCCGGATTCCCACGGAGGAATAAGCTTTCTTATCCTATCGTTTTTTGGTATGTTGCCGCCCAGGGGATTAATATGGAATCTATAATTCTTATGGTTCATAACATATTCGATATGCTCAATATCGCTGTCCTTGCCGTACTTCTCATAACCTGTCTTTAGCGGATTATACTTTCTGTGCAGCCTGAACAGCGTTTCGGTTCTCTGAGTCAGGTTCATTCGATCCCTGACACCGTCAATAAGATAATAATTCTGGTCTTCGCCCAACCCGATAACAAGCATCACGGTATAATCGTTTTCTTTCTTTTTTTCGCCTGCCGGGTCCACTAATAAATATCTGTTTAAATGGTCCCATTCCCTGCCAGGCCAGTGAATCACCCAATCCAAAAGAAAACCCTGCACCTCATCAGCCTGCGGATTCTGCAATATCTGTGATGCAAATACGTGCGGACCCATTTCTTTCCGCTTCAGTTTCCATAGTTCAGGACTGAAATATAACGGCTTACCGTCTGCCCTGCCATTGTCCGATCCTGGATATAATCGTAAGGTTGCGATCTTTTCTCTTAGTATCTGACCGTAAGGATCGTTTGTATGATACCTTGTGCCTATGATACGGCGAATATTAATCTCGTTATAATGCTTGACAGGCTGATCACTACCCAAGTTGGTTGACAGTCTCCAGCCCTCCATGGCTTTCTGTATCATTTCCGGGTTCGTGCAATGGCGCTCAGTAATAACGTCGTCATATATTCTGATTTGGAAATGCCTCCCGGTAGGCATTGCGTCAAGACCCCAGAATTCAAGAGTGGCTTCGGCATATACGCCTTTACGCTTAAACGTTAGACCACCGCCTAATGACCACGACACGCCTAACTTTCTTGTCTCTGACTGTGGGCTTTCCCAAAACACATCAGGCCATAGCTCGTATAGTTTCGGATTATTCTCACAAGCCGCCTTAATCAGTCCACCAAACTTATAGGCTTCTGTCTTCGTGAGTGAAAATAAACCTATCCTTACTTCCACGTCATTAATAATGTCCTGTAAGGTCAAAGCATAGGTTATAATAGTTGACTTTCGATGCTCACGGCTCCATAGATCGATGTGACCATTAGGCGAAAGCTGTACCTCTCTACACCTATCGAACAACCAGTCGCAGTCCACGTCCCCACGGTCAAGCACATACACGAGCAGATAAAACAGGTCGTGCGCTCCAAGCATGGCAGATGCCTGCTTCATTGCAGGTATGCCGCCTTCTTGCTTTGCCCGGCTTAGAAACTGGCCGTAAAACTCATGGGCTTGTGTTCTGGTTGTTAGGTTCATCATAATTAAATTCGTATTGGAGCCACGATAACCCCTCATTATATCCAAAGCCACCATTAGATGTTATAGTAAGCACCATACCCAATTTATTCTTTATTTTTAAACAATCGTCATTACTCTGAATCACATTAAAGTTATCTTGAAAGAATAATTCAATGTTTCTCTTAACAAGCTCATTAGCACATTCAAGCACTTCTGTTGCACATAAATGTTTTTTCATCTTCAAGCCTCCTCAAGCTCATATACCACAACCCGGACATGCAAAATCTTTCCAGACAGGTCTTTCACACATAATACAATTAGTTAATTGTCGTTCACAGGAAATCTGTTCAAATAGTTCCATTAAGTGGTTAAAATCATCATATTTCACCCACTCACCGTTTTCATCTTCTTCCATCATTTCTTGTGCATATGTGTTTAATTCATACCTCTTTACCATATAGCCTCCTCAAGCTAATTTCCATGATCGCCAACCACACGATAACAAGTGCAGCGTTTGGCGCTATCCTGATTAAAAAGTTTACAGATCCATTACACAAGATAATGATTAAGGCTGTAATCGGTATTGCCATTGCTGTCCAGTAGTGCCTTGACCGTCTGATTACATCAACTGTATAAGCCACCAAGATAATGATAAACCCGATACCCATCTCAAGCATACCCTGTAAGATGGTTGAGTGTAATCTGATGAATCCCTCCGGGAACCGTCTTAACCCTGCTAATACCATAAACTCAAAATGCCATCTTTCAATGCCACAGCCCACCAGCCAATGACGCTTAAAGATGTCTAAGGCTGCCGTCCATGCCTCAAGCCTGATATGGTAACTCGTATACTTATCAAAAAAGATAAGAAATAGTGCCATTGTAACAATAACACCTAGGCTAACAGGGTATAAATACCGCTTATCCTTGATCATAACCGCCGCATAGAAATACAGCCCGATCATCACTGCTACCATACCGCCGCTACTCTTTGCCAAGAATAAGCCACCCACAATCCCTGGTGCAGCATTAAACCATTTCTTCCTTAAGAACGCCGGAAAGCACAATGCTAATGTAGCCGACAAGCTGTTTGGGTTCTCCATTAGCCCGGTGATTGAATCGCCTGCGTTCTGCCAAAGGATATGAACACCTAACGCTTGCAGTATTACAAAGAACATATTGGCAAGGGCAATAATGCACATCATATCCATTAAGCTATCAACCCAATCCTTACCATGCTCCACAATTATAGTGTAAAGAATGACACCACACATCGCATTGTAAAACCCTCTGGCAGACTGGCTACTAAACATCGGGTAGAATTGTGAAAACAAAGCCAATGTAAGAAACAAAGCAATATATTTGTTGGCCCGCCAAGTCCATCCGATTGCGATAAGCGATACGGCTATCCTGAATATAATCTCCATTGAATATCGCATGTTGCCATGTCCGGCAGGAAAACGATAAACAAGTAATAATGTCAAAGAACAAACGCCCAAAGTTAAGAGTTTATCTTTCATACTAATACCTAAACGTCCCAACGTGTGAAGAACAGTCTATAATGATACTGGGTCTTGGTATCTCCGCTTCCGTATCATCTTCGACATACCGTCCATAGGATGATGAATCCTCATAAATATCATCCTCCCATTCTGGGACACTATCGGTCTTGTCTGTTCTTTCCTCCTGGCTTATAAATAAACTCTTTTGCCTTGCTACATCATCATACTTACGGTTATCTATATCCTTCGCCCAAAAATAATAGCCAATAGCCATTATAACGATCATTATAGACCAAAACCAAGATGATTGTTTTTTCATCGTCAACCTCCTTAAGTTGAGTGTCGTGCAACTAATTAAAGTCTCAAGCCGTAAAATACGACCATTTGTTTAACCTAATTAAACTTTACGGCTCTAAAATGGTAATGGCTTTAATTTCGGTTGTGCCTAAGCTGCCAACAATAGCCGAATTACATAGCTCTATCGTTACAACGCTTGAACCAGCCGTAATAGCTGCCTCTCCGGTAGCATTAAGTGTCAGTGTAATAACCTCAACAGATGCGTCTAATGTTGCCCCGGTTGCAGCTCCGCCTGTCTGCGTAATAGCGCTATCAAAACTCGTGTTGCTATCATGCACAAATATAGACCAACCAAGTGCTACATCCGTTCCGTCAGCAGTCGAAGAACTTACCACCACCTCAAGCTGCATACCCTCAACATAATTAGCAGAAGGCGCCCATGGAAACTGTATCCCTGCCGTTTCTGCCGAACTCGCGTATACAATAGCTGCAACATTGTCAACGGTCGTAATATCTGGCGTTGAAGCATCATCGATATCATTACCCCCATCACAAAAAACGCTTGCCAATGGGATACTGATCCGTTTAGGTGCAGTTAGATTAAAGGTCCGGTCGGCTGCGGGATCTTCGATACTTAATGTCGTTTCGTATCCGTCAGAAGTTGCACCCTCCATGATAATATCCTGAACGTGTAACTGTCTCCAAACGCGCTTTTCATCGCCAAGCTTGCCAAACACACCTCGTTTCCCTGAATGCTTCACAACCTCCGCAGAAGCTATGCCGCTAAATACATATAATGCCAACCACACAATAACACATAATGCCAAACACACAATAAACAGTTTCTTCATTTTGGTTTCTCCTTCTCGTAAATTTTATTGAACATATCCTCTAATGCTGCTGAAATGCTATGTTCTGTTTTAATGTCTTGTTTAATCTCCTTTACATCACGCCACCCTAAAATGTTTTTGGCTGTAAATATTGAAAAAGTTGCGTTAAACCCTCCATTTAGCCCATATTTAGCTAAAACTTCTTCTTGGATTTCCTTGCATTGCTTATAGGCCTCGGAAAACTTTGGGTGAACTTTTTTCCACTCGTGCAAAGTGTCTGTATTTACTTTGATTTCTCGTGCATATGTTGAGAAAAATGGTAGTTCGGGTTTTTTACTTTGAAGTGGTTTAAGGAAGAACTCTATTATACCTTGGCAATATTCTGGTTTGTATTTTGTGGGTCTGCCGCCCGGATTCTTTGCTGATTTCATGAGATTACCATTTCCCGGCCTCGTCTAAGCGTTTTTTCCGGGGTTTCCAATCGGAATAACCTTCAGCTCTGATACCGGATGGAGTTGTTACCTTTGAAGTCTTGATAGCTGCGCCCTGTTTTTCAGCTTTCTTTTTCGCATCTTCTCCGGTATAGCATTTTCCTTTTTCGCCCCACCTGTATCCTGATTTACCGTTTGCGGTACATGGTTGTACTGGCATTATGCTATCTTCCTTCCTAAAAATGGCAACAGCATCAAACTCAATATGATACATGCCATTATGTATAATATTATTTTGATTTTGTTTATCATTTTGAACTCCTTATCACACCTCTTATAATTTGTCAA